TGTCTCCTTGAATGCCTTGTGGTCCTGTGTCTCCTTGAATGCCTTGTGGTCCTGTGTCTCCTTGAATGCCTTGTGGTCCTGTGTCTCCTTGAATGCCTTGTGGTCCTGTGTCTCCTTGAATGCCTTGTGGTCCTGTGTCTCCTGTATTTCCTTGAATGCCTTGTGGTCCAGTTGGACCACCTGATCCGCCTAATGGCACCCCATTAATAAAAACACCAACACCAGCACCATTAACATTTATTGAACTATCAAAATTATAACTTTGGGCTTCTGTAAAATTTGTTATTGAATGAACACCATTTTGAAAATCCCAATTACCATTCAAAACATTTTCATGATAGATTTTCATATTGTTTATATCATTATTGTTATTAAATGCCAAACCATTACTATTGTTTATTATCATATTCCCAAGCAATACCAAATTATTATTGTTTGGGTGAACGGTCATATTACCAGAATTATCTTCATAAATTGTTGATTGGTCAATTGTTAAAGTTCCATTTTTGAAATTTAAATTGCTAAGAGATACCGCTTCAAATGGATTAGCACCATCAAAAGCAACAATTGAACCACTAGAAGGCACTGTTATTGGGTCGGATGTATAAATGGCGTTTGGATTGCCTAAACTTGAAGCATTTATAAAATGACCTTGGCCGTTTGCGTTGAATTCTAAAATTTGATTATCAGTTGGGGCTGTTGCTGGTAATTGATACAAATAATTATTGTTATTATCCAATGCGGTTAAATTTTGCGAACCAATCCTTGAATAAGAAAAAAGGCGATCAGTCCCATTTTTAGCATTTGTAAAACTCATTATATTATTATATGGAAATATAAAAATATAATAAAATTAAAATTTAGGCTATTCTAACAATTGAGATTGAACCAGCACCCAAAACAATATCACGGCCAGTTGTGTCCCCATTTGTGCAAACAATTGTTATATTATCAAAAGCGTTGCAAGTGAAAACACCACTGAAAGAAATAACACTGTTATTGTCATTTGTTGGATAACTCCAATAACCAACTTGTGAATATGGCGAACTATTAATGTTTAACCGCCAATTATTGGTTGCGGGGCTTGGGTTTGGTCCTAAAAATTGGGCGTATTGACTAAAATTAATTAAATATGTTCCAGCATTAACGGGGACAAATATGTTATTAGCAACGGGGGCAAAATTCAATTCAGTAAAACCTGTATTATGCCAATTCACTGTTGCGGATGTATTAGAAGCAATAACTTGATTCTGAACGGTTCCATTGTTTACACAATTTAAATTACCACTCACATGGGCTTCAATTACATAAGGTCTTAAATAAGACCCTCCAGTTGTTAGAACAATAGCTTGTCCATCCGTTGCGGATGTTGGGGCAACTTTTGGTAAATTATACAATTTGGCATCAGCTCCATCAACAATATTTAAAGTTTGAACATTTAAAGTTGCTACTGGGTCAGTAATTCCAGCGGGTAATTTAACTAAAGCAGAAGTGCCATTTGGATAAAAAACGGGAACATCCCCCGCAACATCAGTTGGTGAAGATTTTGGAAATTCATATAAATAATTATTGTTATTGTCCAAAACTGTGAGGTTTTGTGAACCAATGCGAGAGTAAGAAAAAAGACGGTCAGCACCATTTTTTGCATTTGTGAAAGACATTATTATTATATGAAATATTTTTATATTTTATTATTATAATATTATAATATTATGTCATGGATGAAGGACGTTTTTAATTATTTAAGTAAACCAAAAGAACACAATTTTTTTGATGATCTTGTTTTTGGATCTCCTAAACCAATACACAAACCAGTAAATAAACCACCACCAACAAATTTGGATGAAGCGATTGAAGCAGTTAAAGAAGACCAAATTAAAGCTCCAACTTTACCACCTCCAGCTCCACCTTTGCCAGAACCCACAAAAGATGATTTGGAAGAACAACAAGAAGCATATATTCAACCAATTATTGAATTGAAACCAACCCCTCAAAATATAAAAGATTTGACTTCATTGGGTCATCATGTCAGTATTGAAACTTTATTAAATGATATTAGGAAAGGCTCACAATTAAAACCTTATAAAATAACGTCTCAATTACCAAAAGATAAAACAATATTTGAAGAAATCAAACAAAAGCCAAAACTTAAAAAACCAAAAGTTGTTTCAGTTAATAAAAAATCTGAAACAAATTTATTAAAATCAAATAAAAAATTTAATAGATTATCGGAACTTCATGAAATCCATGATGAATGGGATGATGAAGGATTTGGTAAAAGACGAAAACGAAAACCTTTATTATGTAAATTTTAAGCTAATAAAGCACGTTTAAGGTCGGCTTTGCTCATTTTCTTACCTCCAACCATACCGCCTCCAACCATACCAAGCCCAAATTCTTCCAAAGTATCAGCGATATCAGATTTACCTTCTGGGTTGCGTCCTCTCAAATAACCTTTGGCATATTTGGAAATTTCTTTTGTTAATGGATGGCCATGTATACCTTTTAACATTTTTATAACATTATGTAATTTATGTTCAGATAAGAATTTTTTGGCTTTACTGAACATATTGGAACCTCCCAAAGGTTCATCATTATTAATGGAATAATGGACTTTTTCGTTGCGTTTAACGGCGGTCAAAACATCTTCGTTGCTCAAGCAACCAAGAGTCACGGCAACGGTATTGTTTTGATACATTTCAATTGCTCCTTCGTAAACAACAAGGGTATACATCACAAAACCAATATCGGCATCATAAGGGGCTACACCAGTGTTTGCGTAAGGATTAGCAAATTGGGCTTGTATTTGAAGGTTTGCTTTGGTGTTAACACCGGGCGAAAGGTCGAGGCCTAGAGTAATATTTTTTGAAAATTTCAAGCAAATAACAGAACCAACCCCGCTATCATAAACAAGGGCGGGTTGTGAATTATTAACATATGTAATGTCTTGAATGGCTGAACTGCTCCATTGGCTCCAAGGGGTATTGCATCCATTTTGAACACATAAGTTGTATAATGCGATATCAGTAATATTTTGAAATTGTTGGACACCGTTGAAGTTAATTTGCAAACTATTTTTCACGTATGTTGCGAATGTATCGGTTGCATATACGGAACTATTCATAAAACTATCTTGAGGACGGCACCAAATATATACTTCGGCGGGAATTCTTGAACATTGTATTGTTGGGGATACGAAAGTTTGAGGGGCACCATAAATTTCATTATTGCCAGAATAAGCCAAAACTCTGGGATCGGTGGGGTAAACTATTAAATCAGAATAGGGCAAACTCTGAACACTTAAGCTTCTGCCAATATCCAACGCACCTGGAACGAGTTGGTGAACATAAAGATTGGGGGCAGATACGAAACTAACAGAAGCGGGACCATTTACAGCATCACCAGCCCAAGACAAAAGACGGTTAGGATTACCCCAGTTCATTGTCAGTTGATATTGTGAAATCTTGCGTATACCTTCTTTACGATCAGCTTGAGAAAGAGATTGAACCAAAGGAGGAATAAAAACGGGTTCAAGAATACGGTAAGTAAGAACAACAGAAGTGGCACCATTTGCTTGGGGCAAATAAACAGCACTTTTAAGTTGTGATTGCGCAAGGCGGGAAGTGTATTTTTCACCATAGGTTGAAGTTGAATAATTGAAAGGTTGGTTTGGTACGTCTGAAGCATAAGGGGTGGTTATATCAAATTGCATGGGACATTCAGAATAATTTAAATATTTATTAGTGAAATCGTATCTTTCTAAGGCACTCTGAAGTTGACCAATTTGAATAACTGAACTATTATTTCCAATTTGTAAAACAATGGAATTTGCCCATTTAGAAAGAGGGAAAGAACGCAAACAAAATCTATCATTATTAGTCAATTGACGAGTAATTGGCACAGAAATGGCAACAGTTGCGTCAACCATCCAAACACGACCCGTTATAGTGGTCATATCGTTGGAGTTAACAACCCAAGTTGTGGAAGTGTTGGAAGAGTTGTTGGAGCTGATAGTGTAATAATTTGCAATAGATGCGGATTTTTCAACAGCATAAACACTTTCGGTTGAATTATCACACATGGGATCAACAACTAAAACTTTATTTAAAGGCACGGGGATGGCTTGAGACATTAGTTATATATATTATAATACATAAATAAAATAATTAATAAAATTAAAATTTTTTAGACTAATTATTATTTTTAATAATTTTAATAATTTTAATAATTTCCTTTGACATAAGATCTTGGGACAAAAGCAATCTTACAATCCACAGAACAACCAGCAAATAAGACCACGGGGTAAGAATTATTATTAAAGTCTTTCCAATATAATTTCAAATCTATACGTTTAATACTTTCAAATGAATTTTGTAAACCTATTAATCTTGAATTATTAACTGATTGATTGAATTGTATATAATCCCTATTTTCTGAATTTGTTGTTTGATAGTTCGGCTCAAAATCAACAAGAATTTTAGATTGAACCAATGAGGACACAGTGGCGGGACTGGTTAATGTAAAAGGATTTGTTGAAGGTTGGCCAAGTTCTGGTTTAGTTGTTAGAGTATTAGATGTAAAATAAACACTTTGAAGAGGGCTAAAAACACCTAATGTGTTATGATCTGAATAAACCGCTATTTGTAAAATTGGAGGTTTTGGGGCGGTTGATGTATCAAATTGATAGTATTGATACCAAGAGGGCAAAACATAATTATTTTCAACAAATACTTCTAAGCGATAACTATTTGATAAATCATTAGGGCGATCATATTCAGTGGTTAAACATGGAAATTGAAGCAATGGAAACAATAAATTATTAAAATAAATCCTTATACCAAATGGTTGATTCACGCCAGAAGATTGGCTTGTTGAATTAGCGTATAAAGTGGGATTAAGTAAAATTTGAAATTTTTGTAAACTTTCATTGTAAGACAACAATGGAAAATTTGGCTCAGGAACTCTTAAAGATGTTCCATTAACGCTTATGGTTCTGTAGATATCATTTAAAAGCGGGATTGGGTTAAGATCGGCGGGGTACGCTGTAGCAAATGCAGAATGAAGGGCAACCAAAGCATCAGACATGGCATTATTAAACATTGAAATAAAATCAGTCTTATCATAACTAAAATAATAACCGTTTTGTAATAATTGTTCTTTGATTGGACCCGCTGGATAAGCTGGGGGTTGTTCAATTGAAGTCCAATATAAATAAGTATAATCTGGCAAACTTACATTATAATAAGAACCAGGAATGTTTGGATTAGGTGCATAATATTGCAATTGAATACCATAAGGAGTTAACGATGGATCAGCTTGACCCAATTGAATGGGAACAGCCCAAAAAGGTATACATTGCGATGACATGGCGAAACGTGTTATACAAACATCATAATCACCAGCTCTTTCAATAAGTGGATTCTGAAAAGATTGGGCAAACTCTGCGGGAATTGTTGAATAGCTTAATTGTTCATTATTTGTTAAAGTGGCGTTATAATAAATAATGCTTTCATTAGTTGTGTAATTACTCATATTATATTAATAGAACATAATAATTTATTAAATTTATAAATTTATAAAATTATTATAATGTCATTTTGCGAAAAATTACGGGCATTTTTCAAAAACTTAAGTATCCGAAAAAGTTGTATTTCAACTTGTTGTGTTGATGCAATCATAATAGAAAAAGCCCACCATCACAAACACCATCATAAACATCATTGTAAAAAAACTATTGAAGAGCCAAACATTGAAGAGCAAAAAGCCCCTGACGCTTTACCCACCTAAGATAATAATAATAATACATATAATATAACATAATATAATAAATTATTTCAAGAACTGATAAAGGACGTAGGGAACGCCTTGTTTTGAAATTTACCCCACGTTTTAACCAACGGTCATTATTTCTTATTTTATGATGTAATTATCATATAATAATTATATAAGTTATAAAATTATGTATAAAACCGTGCTGACCGTATGAACCGTATGCCGATCTGACATCAAATTGAAAAAAATTTTTGAAAATATTTTTTTTTACTTTTCAAGACCCCATTTTTTAGAATTTACCCCACGGTCATACATTATAATCATATTAATTTTATAGATGAGTTTAGCATCTAAGACAAATAACCGTCATAAAAAATTATATGACCGTGTGGGCACCGTGCCCGTTGGTTAAAATCCTAAAAATCCTTTTATTTATTGGTAATATGAATAATAATATTATCATTACGTTTTTTATCTTTTGTAAAAAGTTTATTAAATTGGTCAATTGAAAGATCGGCGTTTGCTATTCTAGCTACACAATAACGACCACAACAAGAAGATTTTAAATCTTGAGTTGGAAAATCATTATATTCAACATTATAAGGACATTCATATAATAACCTTGTTAAATAAGGGTAATCCATCCCATTTTTTTGTCTGAAATTTTTGGGTATATCTTTAAATTCTTTATCAGGCTTTGAGCTGAAACTGTCATAAAATTCAATGTTATTGTTTGGTCTTTGAAAACAAGCCGTCCAATGTCCATATTTATTGGGTTCATTCTTCCAAAAATATAAAATAATAGCACGACCATGAGGATACAATAATTCATCTATTGAATTAAAATTCTTAATCTCGTCATAAGTATACACATTAATTTTCCCATCAAAGATATTTTTAATATCGCTTGAGCTTAAAGCAACATCACACATTATAATAAACAAATATAAAATTATAATGTATTCTGAAAACAAATTAAATTATTGGCAATAACCAATTGGGGGACACTTCGAACAATACAAACACTTCGGGTGTTCAATTTTCGTAATTTATTAATTTCATCTTTAGCAAATCCAAAATAATTTTGCAAAGCGTATTCTGTCCCACGTGTTGACCCTTGATTAAAATAAACGTAATGAGTACATCCATTTAAGATGCGTTTTGTTTGGTTGTGGTTGGCTGCTAAATGCATAGTCAAGCACATAAATGTATTCAATGACCGCCCAATTTCTAAAACTTTTGTTATTAAATCAAAGGTGGCTTTTTCAATTTTCTTATCCGAAATAGTGTCTATATCGTCTGCAATAAATAAACTTTCAGCGAAATCTTCAGCTTCAAAATTAGCGTCAATTAATTGATCTAATGGAATACGTTTATGTATAAGCTTATCCAATAATTTATCATTGGGTTTCTGACTGATTAAATAAATCCTATATTTTGGATAATACTTTTTAAACTGTTGGACATACTGAGCTAAAGCAAACGTTTTGCCACTTCCCGCCATCCCCGAAAAATAAATTCTGTCTGGCTTTCCATAAATATTGGATGGTGCTATTTGAAAATTACCAGAATTAAGAACAATTTTATTTTTACCAATATTGGGTCCATGTAATCCATCAGACAATTCAGAATCCAAAACGCTGTCCAGTTCTTCCTCAGTAAATTCAATTGATTTATTACCGAAAATCATCATTAATTTCTTAATCTTATCAATACTTATGTCATCCTTACCAGATTGAATTTTATTATGGTATGTTTGAATTGCACACTCACCACAACATTTTTTGGACTTCTTACACTTGTCAGAACAATCTAAACAACATTTATGATCTGGATGATATAAAAAAATTTCGGTTCCATTCTCGCCTTTAATCTTGGAATTCTCCACAATTGCCAACCGTTGACCCTTGTTAAAATTCAACTCCGCCATATATTATTATATTAATATAATATAATAAAATATAAAAAACACTTTTACAAAATATATTTAGATGGAATTTTGAAATTAATTTCCTCTATTAGCTTATTTGTATTTTTATTTATAATATTGGTTAGCTCTTCAGATATACTTTCTAACAATTCAATGTTAGGCTGTTCATCCAATTGGCGATCCAATTTCTTTTCATTAAAATTAAACTGGTAAATGTTAGAGACTAACAATTTTAAATTATTTAATTGGTTAGCTATTTCATCATTGTATTTATTACCATATTTATCCATAATATCAATAAACGTTTTGATTATACTGTTAGCTTTATTTAATAAACCAACATTTGAAACAATTATTGGGACCATCTCATTAATTGTTTTATTATCTTTGTAAGCCACCGCCAACGAAAAAATCCTTTTCAAAGTTTTCAAACTATAGCCATTAGTTAAGTATTCTAATAAATTATATTTGATACAATAAACATAATCTTTTAGATTAGTTGATAAAGGGGCAAAGGTTATTTTGTCCGCATTCTTAACCATAAAGACATTACTAATTTCGGTATAATAAGACATATTTTTAAAAACCATATCAATCTTTGTAATAAATGAACTTACTGAATTGGCTAAGTAATATTTAAAACCATTAATATATTTGTAGCCTGTTAATACTTCTTCGGGTGTCCATCTTAAAGTTATAATTTTTCTTAGTAGTTCAGATATTTCAAAATATTCTTTCAAGGTTGGCTTTTTCTTCATAATTTTTTTCAATTCATTAAGTTTGTCTTCATCAATAAATTTTTGATGTAATTTAATGTCTTTGATCAATTGATTATAATCATAATCAATAATTTTTGTATTCTTAATATACCCAATTGAATTTATAAAGGCATGTCTAAACAATGGATTAATTCCGCTTTTGATATCCAAAATAATATATTCTGGATTTTTCAAAATCTTGGAAACAATTTTTTGTAATGCTTTAGCGGTTTGTATGAAAGAACCATTAAAATCTTCTGATATATCAATATCAGCGTTATCTCTCATTGACTTTCTAATAAACGAACCAGCAAAAATTATGTTATTCTTGTTGTATGTTATGGCGTCAATTGCTTTTAAAATATCTTTATTAAAAGATTGAGGTATTACTTTTTTTTTCAAAATATCCATTATAAAATATAGATAGATAAAATTTATACTTTATTTATTTCACGTTCTTGGGCTTCAGCTAACAATTTAGTATACATTAATTGTTGAACTGCATTTTGTTGGTCTGCATTTTGTTGGTTGGCAATCTTAGCGTCAAATTCTCTTGATTCTGCCATTTTACCCAATGCTTTATTTTTCAATGATTTCAATATTTCGTCATTAATAGCGTCTTCCATTTCTCCAGAAATATTTTTACCAAAAGGTAAATTACCAAAGCCAAAACTTTCGGGTGTTAAATTTTTATCTAATACATAAGGTTTATAAAATTTTTTGTATTCTTTTGGAATA